CTAATCCAGTATTATTAAGTCCAGTTGTACTATCGGTTAAAGAACCTCTACCAAAAGCAGCGTTGTTGTTTCCTGTTGTGTTTGCATCTAAAGAGGCTTGTCCTACTGCTGTGTTTTCTGTTCCTGTAGTGTTTTTATATAATGTGTTTGCACCAACGGCTGTGTTGTTAGACGCTGTGGTGTTTTTTTCTAAAGTTTGATGCCCAAGTCCTGTATTTGAAGCACCCGTTGTATTAACACCTAAACTTCCATAACCAACTGCTACGTTATTAGCTGCTGTAGTATTGGCATCTAAAGCAGCATATCCAACCGCTACGTTATTAGCACCTGTAGTGTTTGTATAGAGGGCTGTATAGCCAAGTGCAGTATTATTAGCTCCTGTTGTAGTGTTACCCATAGCATAATAACCTAGACCAGTATTACCTCCTGCTGTTGTTATATCTTCACCTACCTTATATCCAATTGCTGTGTTTGTTCCTGCAGTAGTGCTTGATGCTAAAGCTGATGTACCAACGGCTACGTTGTATCCTCCTGTAGTACTTGTTCCTAAAGCAAAATCTCCTAGTGCTACGTTGTTTGAGCCTGTGGTAAGTTGATATGCTGCTGCATATCCAATCCCTGTGTTTTGTTGTCCTGTTGTTACAGCAGCAAGAGCATAAGCACCAAAAGCTGCGTTTGATGCCCCCGAGGTGTTAGCTGTTAAAGCATTGTAACCAACTGCTGTTAGTTCATTTGCTGTTGTAACTGCATCTAAGGCTAAAGAACCAACTGCTACGTGCTTAGCTCCTGTAGTGTTTGCTAATAAAGCTTGATAACCTACCGCAGTATTAAAATCCGCAGTAGTATTTGCTTGTAGTGTTTGTTGACCAAAACCAGCATTATTTGAACCTGTAGTGTTAGATAGTAAAGCATTAACACCAAATGCTGCATTAGATTGTCCAGTAGTATTAGTTGTTAAAGAATCATTACCCACAGCAGTATTAAAACCACCTGTTGTAGTAGCTAACATAGAATCTTTTCCAACTGCTGTATTAGCCGTACCTGTAGTGTTTGATTTTAAAGAAAGATAACCGACTGCTGTATTATCATCCGCAGTTGTATTAGCTGTTAAGGCAGCATAACCAAGACCAGTATTAGCATCACCAGTTGTATTAGCATCTAAAGTTCCTTTACCGAAAGCAGCGTTATAAGTTCCTGTAGTATTTAAAAGTAAAGCATCTTTACCTACTGCGGTGTTTACTGACCCAGTAGTGTTTGCTCCAAGTGCTGCATTTCCGACAGCAGTATTGTCTATTCCAGTAGTGTTTGCATCTAACGCTGTTGTTCCGACAGCAGTATTGTTACTACCTGTGCTGTTTGAAGCTAAAGCATTATAACCTAGACCTGTATTACTACTTCCAGTAGTTACCACATCTAAAGCTAGTGCTCCAAGACCTGTATTGTATGAACCTGTTGTTAGATCGTTAAGGCTTCTAAAACCTACAGTAGTGTTATAGTCTCCAGTAGTCAACGCTGCAAGAACATCTACACCTACACCTGTATTATAGTTAGCAGCATCAATAGTTCCTGTAGCATTATCACCAATCATTATGGAGGATGTGCCAAATGCTTTTGAGGTTATATCATTTATAGCACCAACACTTAAACTAGCAAAAGCATCTGTTACCGCTGCTCCACTACCAGCACCATCTAGATAAACTGCTTTTACATTCCCTGGAGCAATCGTTACGTTAGCTCCAGAACCTTGTGAAATTATTATGTTTTGAGAACCGCTTGTCCCGTTCTCTATAAATTGCATCCTATTTATTGTGTTAGGTGCAATCGTAATCGTACAGGCTGAATCTAATGTGCCTGTATATTTAACATACATAGCCCTTACTGGGTCTGTAGCTCCGTCTGCTACTGTAGATGTATGCGTATCTGCGTTGGTTGTTATGCCTTCTGTTCCAAAGCCTAAAGCTTCACCAATCAACTCTAAATTTGTATTTGTGACTGTACCCCAACTTCCTGACGCATCACCTGTCGCCATTTCATTAAGTCTTAGATCGTTTACGTATGTACTTGCCATAATTTATGTCTCCGCTTTGATTATATTACCTTTTTGTTGCATAGTTAAGCAACTTCTTCCCATCCAGGAGTTTGTGTATCTGACACTGCGCTCCAGGTTGGAGATTGACTATCACTCACTCCTGTCCAGCTTGGATCTTGTGTATCGTCTACAGGGCCCCAAACTAATATTTGACTAATTGCTCCTGTAGCTGCTACCCCTGTTAAAGACACAATTCCTTGCGCATTTATTACTACTGTTCCTATCGCTCCTGTTCCTGCAACACCAGTGATACTAAATACGTTATCTGTAACTGTACTTACACTTCCTAAAGCCGTAGTAGCTGCTACTCCTGTTGGGGATACGTTAGCGTCACACGTTACAGTTTCATCGCCTAAAGATATTGTAGAAGCAGCACCCGAAACACCTGTTATTGCAGCTCCTGCGGTAATTACAGTGCCTAAAGCAGTAGTACCTACTACACCTGTTTCTGCTACATTTGCATCTGCTCGTGTGGTTAATGAACCTAGTCCACTTGTTGCTGTTAAACCTGTTTCGGTTACATTAGCAGCTCCCGTAGCTGTTAAAGATCCTAAACCAGAAGTAGCTGCGACCCCAGTCACAGAAGTATTTGCAATACCTGTAGCTGTTAGAGATCCTATTCCTCCTGTTCCAGCTAAACCTGTTTCGGCTACATTAGCAGCTCCCGTAGCTATTAATGAGCCTATTCCTCCTGTACCATTAACGCCTGTTTCAGAAACGTTTGCAGCGGCGGCTATAGTAAGAGAGCCTAAACCACCTGTTCCAGCAACACCTGTTTCGGCTACATTAGCTTGCCCTGTTACCGTTAAACTGCCTAACGCAGAAGTGCCCGCTAACCCTGTTATTACAACAGGATCTTCTTCACTCCAAGCCCCAGAACCCCAGGTTCCGCGACCCCAGCCCGTTACGTTAGCCATAGGCTATTTTACGCTATTCTTATTACTGCGTTACTAGCGTCTGCTGCTGGGAACTGGATAGTAAAGCTTCCCGCAGTAGATGTTTTATCTCCACCAAAATCAAACACAGCTACAGCTGGATCACCTGAAGCAGTGTCGTTGTAAATCATACAACCTCTTGCAGTAATTGTTGCTGTTCCAAAAGTTAAATCAGCAAAATCAGTAAACGCTGTTGTTCCTGAAGATGTTGGGTTAATGTTGGTTAACGCAGCTCCACCTGAAGTATAGTTTGTTCCAGATGCTTGGTTTGTAGTTGTAAACGCTGTAGTAGCTGCAGTCATGGTTGCAGAACTTGTATATAACGCTAGTTTAAAACTATTACCACCTGAGGCAAGAAAGTTATGTTTTGCTTCTAATAGTTCTTTTTTAAAGCTAGTGCACATTGCTTGTGTTATCGCCATTATAGTCTCCTAATAATATTTGCTAGGTCTTTTTGACCTTGTTTTTCTAATTCATTACATATTGTACAAACGTGGTTTTTAATAGCCTCATTCATATAATAAGTAATAATATGTTTGCATGCTTCTCTAAAAGCATGTGCTTGTGCCCTAATGGGTGCAGGGGCCGTGTCGCTAATGGAAACTAATCTATTAGTAGCCATTTCTGCAACTTCTTCTACAGTGTGCCCTCTGTTATTCGTTGTAGTAACGCTAAGATTACCAACTTCTGTTTCTGAATCAAGTGAAAACATTAATATTCCTCTGGTTCAGGTGGTAGATCATTTCTGTCTATCATACCTATAAATTGTTTTTCTTCTTTTATTATATCAGACCATTTGCATACATTCATTCTACCTTTGTCTACATAAGTAATAACAGGGTCTTCTAGCCTATGATATCCATATAATTTTTCTTTTGTGGGAACATCTGTTTCAAGAAGATTAGACCTTGGTGCAATAGAAACTTCTATGTTGTTTTCCATACATTTAGCTAACCAAAACTCACAACAAGCTTTCCCTGACTCTGCGAAATGCATATTTGTTTTGTATGTAAAATCTACGCCAAAAACAGTTAAATGACCGACTTGATTCCATAATGCAAAAGCTATGGCATAAGCTACAGTATTATTAAAATAAGCACAGTTTAGATCTCCTACCAAAGGACCTAACGGGTACTCCTCAGCAGCGGGAACTCGTTTGTCTAATTCACAGGTGTATATTGGATATTTTATTTGTGGAAGATACTTCCGCATTATTTGAGTCATGCTTCCCGCATCTTCGGTGTCTAGAAATCTAGACATAGGATCTAGAATAAAAGCTCTATCTACTTCAGGTAAAACACTGACCATAGCATTTATAGCCCATATTTCATCGAAAGCTAAGCTGTGTGTCCTGGACAAATGATAATCTATCTGGCTTTGACCCATTGCTACAAGCGCAATGTTTTTACCTTTTAACTGTGGAAGTGGTTCTTCCAACATTAGTTAGTAGGAATACGTACTTGATCGTACCTATACTGACTCTGTGTTCCTGCTCCTTCTGCGGTGTTCTTTAATCTAGCCAAAGCATTTTCAAATCTTTGGTCGTATCCAGCTATTTCTGTTGGATCCATTTTTAAAAATACAGCTGCTTCTGTTAAACATCCATATAGTAAAGCTATAGGTGCATTGGTTGATAGCCAAGTTGATCCACTGTCTCCAGCTGCAGTTAACGATGCAGGCCTATAAAAATAATGTAGCTCAAATGTATAGTTGCTGTCAGGAGTAGGAGCGATAATAAAACTATCACTATCAAACTCTGCATAATACTTTGGTCTACCTGTGACAGAACCTGTTGTTGCAGGTTTGTAAGATCTCATAAAACTAACTTGTTTTAAATTTAAAAAATAATACGTGTCGCTGTCTATAACAGATAAACTAAAGGGAGCTAAAAAATCTGTAGGCATTCCTAAATAAGGAGTCCCTGATGTAGCTGTTCCAGTTACGTTTCTTTTAAAATTATCTAGCCAAACACCTTTTAAAATTCTTTCTTCGGCCTGCTCAATAATTATGTTTAGATTATTAACAAATGTAGTCTCAGAACTATCAACGTAGTCCTGTATTGCTGTTTTTAATTCGCTGTATGTAAATCCTGCCATTATACTGGTCCTGCTGTTACTGTATCTCCGCCACCTGTTATGTCTCCTGTAGTAGCGGTTCCTGTAGATGTAAACTTATATTCATTTGCATCTACTACAGTTATTGTATATCCACTTGCTGCTTCAAGTACAGTAGTAGTAACACCATCAACAGCTTCTGTAGCTCTAAATCTTACTGTGTCTCCAGTTGTTCTTCCGTGTTTAAATTCTGTAACAGATATAACTGTATTAACTCCTGCGCTACCTGTTCTAAACGGATTTAAAGGTAATAGTGTTTGTGCAGGTCCAACCGTGCAGTCTACTCCGCCTCCTCTAGCTCCTGCTGTTCCTGTTCCAGAACTCGCTGTAAACGTGTACGTATTGTTATTGTAATTAAGAATATTTGTTGTGGTGTTAGCTGTAACTGTAATCGCATACCCATCAGGGTCTTCTATAACGCTAGTTGTAAATCCATCAAACGCATCTACATTTCTAAATCTAACTTTGTCTCCTGTGCTTCTTCCATGGTTGTCTTCAAACACAGTTATAACTGCACTACCTTGTGTAGTAAGAAAAGGATTATTTACAAGAAGACTTTGTGAAGCAGGTTCTGTTCTATCAGGTCTTGGATTTAATAAAGCTTGAGGATCCGCTCCTACAGGGGGAGCTTCTAGTTGTGGCTGTTTCGGATCAAAACATTCTGGGCATGTTTTAAATCCGTCCCATTGTTCTTGTAATTGATGCAAGCGATAACGTTGTCCGCAAGTATCGCAGATTCCATAAGCTCGTTTACCTGATGCAAATGCCATATCATATTATAAGTCTAGGAGGTAAGAATTTAGAGCTTACCGAATCTATATCTTCGCTTGCTGCTCTGTCCCATTCTTCGTCATAAACTGATTTTAAAAGTTGTATCCTATCAGGAGCTCTTTTCATAGCTATGTAATATGCAAGACCTGCTGTCATACAAGGTATGAATCTAAACACAGCTTCCATATTATTAGTGTAGTCTCCTACGTCTTGCATTCTAGTTAAAGCGTAATATTTAATTACATCTGTAGAGTTTTCGGGAGTAGGGTAAAGATATACTTTTGGTGTTATATGCCTTTCTAAAAAGAATTGAGTAGGTCTAGCTTGATCTGTTTTGTTAGGGGTATAGAGGTAGTCAGACCGACTTAATCTAGACATTTGAAAATCTGTATTGTCACGAGTCATAACTGCAGAAGTAATATCTACAACATCAGTGCCTAAACTGTACTCATTAGTACCTTGGGTAACTGTAAAAGATTGTTCAGTTATAAGCCACTGATTAAGGCCTCTGTTAGCCCATTCCGCTATCATAATATTAAGCGAACGACGAGCGGTCTCTAAATCGTAACCTGTACGAAGTTCAAGACCGCATCTTTCGTATGCTTCTTCTATTAATTCATCAACGCTAAGGTTGAATGAAGTAGTTCCTGAGGTAGCCATTACTAGCCACCATACTTTTTCTTAGGCTTCTTAACTGTACCACCGTACTCATAGCCCATGACTTCACCGCCGCCCATATAGCCTTTGGTTTTTTTGCCTTGAGCATAATTTTGAGTTTTCTTAAACATATCTAATCCTTAGTTATAGTATGCAACAAAGAAGTCGCAGTTAGTTAAAGCTACATAAGCTCCTTCTGTAAAACGACAACCCATGCCTGGTATGTAGTGATCGAAAGATTCGTTCGCTGCAGATCCAAACTTAAATTGAGCTATTATTCTAGTGCCACTAGCACTTGATCCATCATATATGATGATCTGTGCATCAGCAGCGCTAGTCTGAGCTTGTACGGATTGTATTCTTAGTGAGCCTAAGTTAGTAGCACTTCCAGCGCCAGAAGCTCCAATAAAACCTTGGAGCCTTCCTGAGCTAGTTAAAGGAACGGATGCTTTTACATCTGAACTCATATTAGTCTCCTATTAAGCGTCAGCAAATGGTGTTACTAAAGTTCCTGAACCTAAAATGATACCTTCAACTGCATATTTTGCAGAAGCCATTGCAGTAACTTTTACGATACTACCAGCTAGTCCACCTTTAGTTGATCCATTCATAGTGATTACATCATTAGAAGCAGCGGATATAAATGTCTTACCTGTAGCGTTAGTTACGCCAGTGTAAAGGCCACCTACAAACTTATCTGTTCCATCCGTCAATATATCCATATCAGTAGCAGCTGTTTCTACAATAAAGTAGAAAGTTGCACCGATGTTATTGGCTTGGTTTGGATCAGTAGAGTCACTTGGAGTAGTCGCTACAATTGAAGGTAAAGTAAATTTACCATCCGCATCGTTAGTAGTTAATACTTTCCCTGCGTGTGCGGCTACTGTAAGCGTAGTGTCAGCTGTTAAGCTAACAAACGACGTACTACCTGCTGATATAAATCCAGCCAATGATCTGACTGGTCCTGAAAATGTTGATTTAGCCATGTTTTTTCTCCTAACTAAATATGTTACACCATCTTGGAGTAAGTCTGCCGAGTCAGTTGGTATAACAAATTATCTCGGTATGAGATTATCGTATCAGAAAAAAATAGAAATGTGTAGAAAAGATAAAGTTGCTGGGTTGAGTAAGAAACCCCCAGCAGGGTTCCATTAAACTAATCGAGTGTTATGCTCCTGGGCTACCGAAGACGCAACGCGGATCCGAAAATCCGAAGCTGTATCTTTCTCTAGCTTTGTACCTAACATTACCCGTGTCGAAATCCGCTTCCATTGAAGTTCTGATTGGTGAACGATTAAACATTTTAAATCCGTTCGGTGCATCAGTCTTAATGAAAAAAGCATCGGTGTCAGTTAGATAATGATTAACAGTGTAACCTTCTGGGACCATGCCCATGTTACGCATTGCGTTAATGTCATTATCTGACGTTCCAACTCTGCCTGGAGTTTCCAACAATCTATCAGCTACGAATTGTAGTTCTTTAGGAATGATTAATTTCGTTCCTTGAAGAGCTACTTTCAAACCACGTTCGTCAGTGAAAGCTGCAATATCAATTAATGCTTGTTCAAGTGAAGTTTCACTTAGGTCAGCAGATGTTGAAAGTTCGTTGCTCAAATTTGGACCGCCCACAGTTGGGTGATCTGTTGCGCAAAGTTCTTTCCCATCGCCGCCAGCGAAACTTGAATTGAATGCATTATTCAATACAGCTGCTGCCTTGACTTGCTTAGTGTTTGACATACTTCTTGCAAGCGCACGAGTGTACCTGGCCGACAATCTGTCGTATAGGTTATCCTCTACCGCTTCTTCTGTAATACTAAACGCTAATGCTATGGTTTCGTGGGTGTAACGTGACGTGAATGCCTCTTGGGCTGAATCAAACGCTACGCCTGCTCCTTCTGATTTAACGGGTGCTTGGTCAAATCCTGTTAACATTACTTCTTCTTCAAAAGCACGATCAGAGTTTTCAACGTCAAAAATTTCTTCATGTTCGTTTTCATATCTATCATACTCAAGACCAAATAATGCATTCAGACCTGGAAGTAACTCTTTGACTAATTGTCCTCTGGAAATTGCCATCTAAATTACTCCTTATGTTCCTGCAACAGGACCTCTATAAGCATGTTCATTAATGAGAACAACTAAGTTCGCATTATCGCTTGAAAGGTCTCCGTTTTTATCATCTTGAACTACGCCCACAACTTTAAGCTGAAGTGCTTGGGTTGTTGCTAGTGTACTAGAGTCAAGCTCACGAGTAGCTACGCCAGTTGTCGTACTACCACCTATCCCATCAGTATCTGCATTTCTGCCAATAGCTGCCTGAGCCGAAGCACCATCCGCTTGTACAATAAACAATTGGTTAGGGTCGTCATAGATATAAACTTCTATGTCTCCGCCGCCAAGTGCCGTTGTAGATGCTGGATAGTAATTCTTAAAGGTAGGAGTTCCGTCAGTAGCTGTATAAAAAACATGCGATAAAACACCTACGTTATTAGCAGAACCAGCTGCTGATCTTTCGATGTATCCTCCATTAAATATAGTTAAGTCACCTTGAAAGATGCTTGTACCATATCCTGATGGATTGATGTTATATTTATTAGCTTCCTGAACGGCTGAACCGACATTGAGGCCTTTATAGGGTCTTAACCCAAAGGCTTTGTCTACATTTGCCATATTCTTTCTCTAATTTACAAGAATTATTATAAAGAACTCTTAGTTACTTGAACCTTGAGTTCCACCTATTGTTACGCGAGACTGTCTGTCTGGTCTATTAATAGACATGCTAGGGTGCGTACCATCTTTCATCATATCGTTATCTACAGCATCCATCTGGCTTTGCGTTTTACTCGCAAAGTGTTCAGATCTTTCCTGTACAGTTTCGATAGGCATTCTACATAGTATTAACCCACCAACACCAATCACTCCTGCAAATTTACCATCATCAATTGTGGGAGATTCGAAGTCAGGATATTCGTCTGCTCTCACAGGCTCCCATCCTTCTCTCATTTTGGCCACGACGTTCTTACGATCGTCTTGTCCTCTGAGTTCTAATCTCACCCAACGATGAACGTATCCTTCGGGGGGTGTAGGTGCGTCTAAAGCAGACGGGGGAGCCCAAGGTCTTCTTGCCACTTTTGTGTCGCGAGTTTGGGCTTCGCGTGGTTGACGATTTTCGTCTTTTCTTTCATTTTTGTCAGTCATTTATATTGCTCCACGTTATTCAACATATTTTGCGTACTCTTCTAAAGGCACACCTAATTTATTTGCTATTGCAACTTGAGAGGGTGTGAGTCTCACAGTCTTGCGCCCTGTTTTTGCACTTCGCTTCGCTGGTGCAACCGTCTGAGCGGGTTGGCTCGTTTGAATTTCTTCATTAAATTTATGAGGAAACTCTTTTCGAATCCTATTATTAATCTCATCATAGTATTCATTGCTTGCTGGGTCAAACCCTTCATTCAACAAATCCTCGTGAAAAGCAAAGGAGGTCATAGTCATAGCTTTATCATTTCCGAACCAAGGATTATCTTCGGCCCATTCCTGAGCTCTAGGATCTGGTTCTGAATACTCTTGAGGCTGTGGCTCTGGCGCTCTTGGTATCTCTTGTGCTACCTGAGGTTGCGCTGCTAGTGCAGTGCGTTCTTGGTTTAGAGCTTGTACGCGTTGAGCTTCAACAGCAAGAGCTGCTAGTTTCTGTTGTGCGTTCGTCTGTGCATCGATATCTCCTTCTTCGTTCGCTTTTCTTAATATATTTTTTGTTCCTTCGGTTTCGGCTGTAATCCTATTGGCTTCAGCTACGATGTAATTACTATCTAAATTCGTTTTTTGTTGTGTTAGTGTTTCGTTTTCTTTTTTTACGTTCTGAGCAAATTGCGTTGCTGCTTGCTCTCTTCGTTCGGCTTCCCTTAACTTTGCAGTTAGCTTATCGATACGTTTCTTTACGCCTTTACTGTATTCTTCGTGATCGTCAGCTTTTGCTTCTTCGGGTTCAGGTTCAGATATTTCTTCCGCAGCGCCCTCATCACCTAGTACAGGTTTAACAGGTTGTTGTGGATTTATTGGTAAGGCTCCGCCTTCATCTATGTCTACGTCTACTTCAGGGCCAGTATCATCTAACTGTACTATTTCTTCAGCGGCGTTCATATTTAGTTTATGCTCGGGCATGGTCGTTCTCCATGGTTATTAAAATTGATGCAGAATTGCTTCTGGGTCTGGGACGGTTGCGATGATTTCATCATCATTCAACAGCTTTATTTCTCCGCCTTCGATTTGTATCCTTGATCCTGAGTATCTTCCAATCAATACCCAGTCTCCTGGTTTACACCAAGGGCCAGTAGAAAATCTTTCTCCGTCGTACGCTTGTGGTCCGACTTTTAGTACGTAGCCAAGCAAAGTTCCTATCTGCTGTCTCTCACGAGTTTCGCTTGTTAGAACAATGCCACCTTCGGTTTGTCCTTGGCCCTTGTACGGTAATATCATAATCCTCCACCCTGTTGGTGAAGGCAATTGGTCTAGTAGTTCTGAATTCAATTTATCAGGATCAAGCGTAGTCGCGTCTCCTTTCTTCTTACCTGATTGGTAAGCTTTTTCTAAAGCAGGTTTGTCCGCTTCTTCTTTTTTCCATTGTTCTTCCATGGCTAGGTTGCTTGGATTTGGCATTTATATCTCCTGGTTTTTCATTAGTTGTCGAATTTCTTCTCGTGTGTAATTCAACGCCTCGACTTGACCAGTCAGATTCTTGTAATGCTCCCAATCTCGGACTTCGCCGTTGGAAAGTATTTCTTGAAGTTGCTGTTCTTTTTCATCTATGGCGCGCAGTACAGCTGTCGCGAATTGTATTAAATCTATGTCGTTCCCCCTGGTGGTTGATAAGGGGTGTAGGCTGCAGGGACTGGTATAGATGTTATACCTCCCATGTCTGGTACTCCAGCAGAGCCATACGGATTGTTTTGATATTGTCCGCTTTGATACGGGTTATAGCCTACGGCTGGTTGCCCAACCATATAATTTTGTGCCATTTCAGCGGCTTGTTTTTGTTTTGCTGCTTCGGCGGCGGCAGCAGCTTCGGCTGCGGCAGTTTGTTCACCTTGCATCTGTGCAATAAGTTCTTGTAGCTGAGTCATGAAATCGGGTTGTGCGGGGGTTTCTGTTCCCATACCAGGAGTATAATTTTCATCCATTGGTATAAACCCTTCTGGGGGAGTGTCTAATGATCCTGTAGAATCGTATGTTTCTCCTGTTAAAGGATTGTAATAGTAACTCATTAAAGCTGTACCAACTTGCGTATCACCGTCCAATATAGTATCGTCCGTTATTGAAAAATCAGGTAGATAAGTTTTTTTACCGTTCGCTACTATATAGTCTCCTCCTTCATCCGATCCGCTGTAACTTAGGTAGGCTCCGCCTTCCATAGTATC